GCCGCTCTGCGTTCCCTCCTTGGCATTTTTTCAATTCTGTTAAAACGCTTGAAATTTGTTTTTAATCGTTTCTTGTTTATCAAACGTAAAAGGTAACTGCAAAGCCATAAAAATCTCGCACAGGTCAAATCTCGCAATCTCACAGCTATGTATGCAGCTTGGGTAAAACATACTTTTCAAATTCCAGCCGTTCTGCGTCCGATAATGGACACCACGGCGGTATATTTCGCCACCTGAGATACCGGCCAAACAACGGACGCACCTCTGGGTGGTTGATGTTGACCCGGTATCCCCACGGATTGTGCTGCAGCAACACACCGGTTTCTGCCGGCTTGTCACGATACATCGTTCAGCATCTCTTTGCCCAGCTGGCTTTCAAGAAGTGTCAAAGCGGAGGCTTTGTCGCTCATTCGTATTTCTTCTTCGATTTGCTCTAGGTACCACGGCTGCAGACGCTGTCCGTCCGCGGTCCCCTCGCGGAAAATGATGCGCTGAATCTTTTTGCAGGCACGGTCATATACGCTTTGCTCGTATGTAGTCATTTCACGCGCTCCTTTTATCTCAGTCGGTAGTTTTTACGACGATCAGGTGCAAAATTGAAACAATATTCTTTTGTACGTTCATAAATGCGGCTGCCGGTTGCTTCATCACAATCTAAAATCTCATCTACTGTTCGTTCACTGGACAGAACCGTTATGCAATTGTTGTTATATCGATAATTAAGCAATTCGAACGCAAGGTTTATGTCTCCGGGCGTTGGCAGCCGTCGGCTTCCGTTTATATCCAACGGGGTCTTGAAAAAATCATCAATGTACAGGACTGGTACTTGTTTAAGCGCATTGATTCGTTGATCATATATTTCCCCATCATTTATGCAGCTTTTTAGTTTGGTAGCTTCATCTTTCCAAATCATGTACCGCGCGGATATGCCCTGCTTTAAAAAATCAGACACAATTGCGGTGCAAAGATGAGTCTTTCCGGATCCGGGCTGTCCACCGGCAAAGAACCACTTTCGATCATGGTCATGGACAAACTTTTGGGCACCAGACTTGAATGCCTGCTGCCAGGGATAATTTGTCTGATAGGAATCGAACGTGTACTGGTCTATCAGGGAAGATAATCCACTGGCCTGGATGCGGTGTTTGGAACGGCGAACTGCCATGCAGGTACATTCCCTGAATTCCACGTAGGAACCGTTTCGTACATAAACAACGCCTTTATTTTTGCATTTTGGGCAGTCAAAGCCGGTTAAATTCCCTTTCAGCGCATTCATACGGTCTACCTCGCGCTGCGCATCTTGCTCCGGTGATTCAGAAATATTGTCCATGTCGTTCTGATGACTTTTCTGGTATTCCAGTAGCCGCTTTTTCACAGACGGATGAATACTGCTGCTGTACTCCATAAGTTCCTCCTTTATCCTGTTCTCTTGACAGCCACGCATTGATGAACTTTTGAATTCCCCGTCCGGTCTTTCTCCTGGCTGGATTTGCATCACACCAGCCTTTCATTTTACGTAGCTCCTGCTTGACATTCACTGCAGGGTAGAGAGATTCCCATTCCCGAACCTGAGCATCCATTACCGGATACTCTGTTTTATCATGAAGCAAAATGCAGATAAATGGTGGCTGCCGGGGCGTTTCCGCTTTTGCGGATGCGCCCATATCTTCTTTACTTTTCTTTACTCTACTTTCCTTTACTCTACTTTGGAAATTATTGCTTGCATTTACGGGATTAATGTTGTCATTTACCCACAAAATGTTGTCTTCATTCAAAATTTGAGTAACATTAACAAGGAGGTACGCTTTTTTGACTTTTACACATTTACGGCGGATAACGGCCTCAAAGTATCTTTCCTGTATACCACGTGAGGTAAGAATGTGATACTTGTCAAACATGCTTTCGTCAAAAATACCTCTTCGGATTGAAGCATTCACTATTTCAGAAACGACATTGCTACCCAAACCAATTCTATGGCCGAACAACAATGCAACCTCATTTGTCCATTCACAGTAGTAACCATGCTGATAGATTCTCTGATACAGCTTAACGACTACTGCAAATCCTGTTAATCCAAATTCTGCTTCAATCAACTCAAACTTTTCATCAAGGGAAACATCCAGCGGAAAATACTCGACCCCGTCTTTCATGGGACGGGCCACAGCGTATCACCTCACTGTAAATTAGAGCCTGTACCACCCATCCAACCCGGCTCTGCTGTGTTTTAGCCTTTTGCTTCTTTGACTTCTCCGGTTCCCAAATCCACATTTTCTGAATTGATTTCTGTAGCTTCCACTTCAATCGTTTCATTCGGGACTGTGAACATATCGTCCGAAATCTCTGTTTTAATGGTTTCGTCAGCGGACAGTCCACGCACGAATTCGGTTTTCAGCGGCGCATATTTCAGGGCACGCTTTAAGACCGTTTTCTTTGCCATCTCCTCAAAGTTAGTAGTCCATGGAGAATAGCTGCTGCTGTATGCTTTGCTGTATTTCTTTGCAAAGCGGCGGACATCTTCAACGCTCATGACTTCAAAGCCGAAGCCGCCATCCTTCGTTTTGAACATACCATAAAACCATACCGGTTCACCCTTATCAGCGTTCTTGCAGGGGACGTGGCGCAGCTTTGGCTCCAGACCCAACTCATACTCAAATTCATCATTCGCGTACACCGTGTGCGCCTGAATCACACTTATCTGTCCGGACCGATAGGCAAGGTCAATCAGTCCCTTATATCCAAGCTGGAACTGGCACTCCAGTATGCCCTTGTTTCTGTATGGAATGAGGTAGGCCTGTCCAAGCGGCGTGTTTGGCTCCAGCCCAAGCTGTGCAGCCGTCATCATGGCGCCAAGGAAGGACTGCGGGGTGGTTTCAGCAAGCTTCGGATTTGTGGACAGTGCCGACAGAACAATGCGAGTGAAGCGTTCCGGCGTCAGCACCGACGGCAGGGCCTTCTTGATTTCTCCCTGCATTTTCTTTATGTAGTCCTGCATTGTACGCCTTTCAGCTTTTACTGTGGTGGTAGTGGCAGCAGCTTTCTGAATAGATGTCATTTTGCATTCTCCTTTATGTCAAACTTACGGAACGTAGAATCTTTGTAGTAGCTGCTCAAGTCTATGTCTGGATGGTCCTTTGCAAAGCGACGTGCATCAAACGTGCGACGGTGCTGCTGCTTCCAGCTGACGGAATAGTCACCACAAATGCCGGACTCCCGCTCTCCAAGTCCTGACTGCAAAGCCTGCTTATAGCTGCCCAGTTCCTGCTGATAGGACTGAATCAGTGCCTTCGTATGAATGTAATTCCGGATTGTGTCACTATACTGCTGCAGGTCTTCCGGCGCCTCTGCCGGGTTACTGGTCGGGAAAATCGTTTCCAGCGTTTCGCTGGTTGGCGGCAGCCCATCCACCGGCGGTGGAACATCTGGCACAACGTAGCTGTTCCAGAAGTCCGCTTCGGCCTGCATGAGGGCGTCAATTTCAGCCTGGTCCCGCTCAATCGTGAACCACTTGAAGCCCTGCCCCAGAATCACACAGGCAAGATACCAGCGGTCCCAGCCGGTCACGGCGAGGTAATGGACGCACTGGACGTAATAGCTTTCCGGGAACTCGCCGTTCTTGAACTTCTTGAGGTTCATCACACTTGTTGTTTTGCATTCCAGCCCGGCATGTTCACCGACAACTGCCCGGTCAATGTTCGCATGAGCGAACGGTAACGCTTTGCTGCGGAAAAAATCTGTACGGCGGCGAACTTTTTTCCCGGTTGCTTCCATGAAGCGGTCCGCAACATATTGTTCCAGGTCACGGCCCTGGCGCATTGCCTCATTGTCTGGCTTGTCCGGCAGCCGGCTGGTCTTGTCTGCCCAGAGCATATAGGGCGTTACATAGTGGTTCATACCGACGATGGCTGCGGCATCGCTCCCACCAATGGATTTTCGGCGTTCTGCAAGCCACTGCTCGTGTGTCAGCTCCATCTGGCTGCCTCCTCATCTGTATCTACCGGCAGCCAGTCGCCAGAGTAGAACCATTCGACCAGCGCTGCGGTGAATTCCTCTCGGAAATCTCCTGGGAGCGACGAAAAGCATATTCCACAGCGTTTCATTGCATAGGGCAATGCGTTATCTGGTGAAATGTATCGGCCACTTTCCGGCCCAATGCCGCGATAGGCGGTTTTGCAAATGTTCATTTGACATTTACCTCCTAAGTGGGTAATATGTAGTTAAGATATTTTCGTTTCTGCCGTTGTCATGGTTGCAGCCTTGGCAGCGGATTTTTTTATGCACCGGGATATCCAGTACCATGATGTGCGCGCTGCTGGCAGAGGTGACAGGGACTTTCTGGCGCGGTCATGGGGTAGGCTCCTGCGAAACAATTTGGCAAGCAATGCTGCAATCTTCAAGCACTTCTTGATTCATATTGCCACGCTGGGGGTCAAGTTCATCAAGATATACCCCTTTTATGCAGCTGTGTCCGATTTCTCGTTCTTCCTTTGCTCTCCGCGCAAATACATCTGGAAAGTCCTTGCGAATTTTATTCCAATAACCCATACCGCCTTTAACGCACCCGATACAGTTGTTGTTGAGGTATCCCAAATCATACATAGCAGGACGTTTAAGTCCTAATTTTTTGCATAATCCATGGCAGTCTTGTTTCGTGAGTCCGTGTTCTATCAGCGGAAATTCATGATTAAATTCCGGCATGGAGTTCTGTATTCTGTCTGCTCTGCGCCTTTCGTTTACGTCATACCCCCATACATAAGTGTGTCCGACCCCGTTTTCGCACTCCCATTTTTGGCGAACACGCTTTTTTAGCTCAAATGTGCATGGCGCGCCATAAGGAGTATTAATACACCTACGTTTTTCAATCACATCATCCACGCTTGCGTACTTATCACTTGTGAGTATCTCAATCTTTTTGCCCAGCAAATTTTCGCAGTCGTGCAAAAATCTAAGGCTGTCAGGGTGCTGATTGCTAACGTGCGTATAGATTATTTTGTCAATGTTTAGTGTCAAATAGCACGCAATGAAGGACGACACTCCGGTCGAAAACCAACACACTTTCATTTTTGTTCACCTGCTTTCCCGCCGCAAAACGGGCAGGGCTTCAATTCACTCATGCGTTCAATCCTCCCACTTGCTCAACAGCCATTTGACTTTGCACTGTGTACAACAATCATGATTACTCCCACCGTCATAATCACATG